TCACGATCAAATTGAATATCATCAGGAAACTTTTCCTGAATAAATGATGAAACAAAATTAGTTTGACCATATAACGCTTTGTCAGCACCGCCAACATCTTTCCAAGCTTGCTGATAATCCTTCACATCACGCATAGTATCAAACAGCCGCGGCGAAACACGGATGCCATTCATAGTATACGCAGTACCATTTGAATCAGCTTGATATAATGTTGGTGAAAATTTAATACGATCTTCAAATCGTTTGCCATTTTTATAGCCACGGTATAGAAGACTGTTTCCATAACGAGTTACGTTAGTATAAAATTCCAAAGGGTTTCCTCCATAGTCATATTACATATTATATCAAATTTGTGGGGAAAAGTAAACACGTTAAATGATAAGAGATGAGTCTGGAGTAATAATTTTTGAGTATAATGATTTATATTTTTTTAGTAATCCCGCAACTGGTTCTGTAATAAACACAATCGCAGATTCTTTAATAAAAGTTTCAGATTCTCCCATTGAAGAATATGGCATCATATCCATAAGTCCAATGCCTTTTTCAGTAGGAACAATCAAAGCAGGATCTGAAATGTTATATCCACCATCTACTTCTTTTACAGCAGCTACAACTTCTTCGCCTGATATGAGTCTAATTAGTTTGATCATGTTATTCTCCATAGTAAAAAAGAGGGACCGAAGTCCCTCTATAATTTAGTCTTTTTTAGAAACAAAAGAGTACATCTCTTTAGCTTTTTCCATAAGATCTTCCATTGAATACATTTGATATGCCTGTTGCATTTCTTCAGCTGTTTTTCTACCAGCTTCAACCATGTTTTCAGCAAATGCCATATTCAAAGATTGTTGTTGATCCATATATTCTTTTGCGAGTTGCAACATTTCAGAACGGATTTCAAACGGATTTTTATTAGACATAATAGTCTCCTTTGTGTGTTGTGTGTTTACATGCATAGATCTTCGTATTTAATAGTATGAGCTCTATGCTGACTCACGCTATTATTCCGGGAAGTACTTGTTAAGAATTTCAATATGATCTTCATATTTCGCCATCTCCTCAAGTTCTTTTTCGATTGCATCCATAACATCAGAGTGTTCGCCAACTCCAACTGGATTTGTTAAATAGATTTCAATATTCATTTTATGTTTTTCAACATGTGCTTTGGCATGCTCATGCGCCGCATTAATCATTTGCCATCTTAGTGTTGTCATTGTTCTTCACCCATTGATTGTAGGTATTCAATAATAGCTTGGCGCTTAGACTCTTTCTTTTCTTTGAAGTTCATCTTAGTACCTTTTACCAATTTTTTAGAATTGGTTAGCCACTTATCTATAAGCTCAGGAGTCCATTGGGGGTTTTCTTCTGCCCATGCTAATAGTTTTTTACTATAACGATAATCTTCATTTATTGCTACGCCACGATTCATAACATTCCATAGGTTTGGTCCAGCGCCGTTTTTTGCGCCTTCTTCAATACTATGACAAGATGCGCATTTTCTAAATGCTTTATCAGCATGCGCTGCGGAACCTGCTACGATAAAAAAAGCAATAAATGCTACTAAGTTTTTAGTCATATTATATTTCCTCTCAATGCTTAGTATTTAATATTCCGTAAAATAAATTGGGAGGCTAACCGTGGCCTCCCGCGCACTTATTAAGTAGTGACCCTTACTTTTTAAGTTTAGCTATTTCTAGCATGCACTTTTTAGCTTCTTCATGTAACCCTTGATTTGCCAAGGCGGCGGCAGCTCTAGAGTAACCAATGATTTCGCATGATCGCATAAATGCACGACCAAAGTTAGCGAAAGGATTTACTACATAGTTCATTGCAATCGCAGTCATTAGTTGACTCCTCTTTTCAGAGATGGATCGCCTGTTGCTACTGCATAGATATCTCCACGTGAGATACCAATATCCTGAAGCTCTTTGTTAGTCAATTGATTAAGTTCTTTAATCGTTTGTCTAACTTGTTTTGCCCATACATAAGATTTATGTACAGATTTAATATAACTTACAAGACCCTCAATCGGATTCTGTAAGTAGTTGTTGATTGTTAGTATGTGTTGTGTCATTTTCGACCTCGTTAAATTTTCCAATATCAATTTTACGAGGACGCATTTCTTCTGGAACGACTACCTTCAATTCAATTGCAAGGACGCCATCCACGAGATCTGCTCCGTGTACTTGTACGTATTCAGACAGCCTAAAAGTTCTTTCAAATTGTTTTGTTGAAATGCCTTTATGAATATATTCACGTCCTTTTGAGTCATGTTTACCTTCAACTCTAAGTGTGCGATCTTTTACTTCAATTATAAGTTCGTCGCGTGTAAATCCTGCGACTGCTAATTCGATTAAATAGTCGTTTTCGCCGGTTCTTAGAATGTTGTGAGGGGGATAATGGTCATTCGCATGTCGTGCTACATGATCTAATTCATTCATTAAATGATCAAAGCCGACAAAAGATGAACGTGGAAATAGTTGTTGTACGCCTGTCATAGGTACCTCCTAATAGTTAAGCAAGGTTAAAATAGAGGGCCGGATTATTCCGCACCCTCAATATTATTTATAAGCAAGAGCTATTCAACTAGGGAATAGCCGGTATTCTTTTTTTATTCAGCTGGTTCTTCAACTAGACGATCATAACGAACATCAGCTAAATGTCTAGTATATGCATCTACGAAATTTTGCATATTTTCGAATCCATCTGGTGAGAAAAATAACTGATCTTCTTCATCTATTACAGTTTGAAGTTCGCCGTCGACATCTTCAACTTTCGCAGCTGCCCAGTCTATTGTATATACTTCAGTAAAAGCTGGATCTGTTTCTCCAACAATAGAGATTTCTAATTGAGGCTTAAATGTTTCATCATCTGCCATTTCAATAACGGATCTATCGTCGGCTTCTACAGCATCAGCCGGGTAATCTCTCCAGCCGTTTGGTAATTTAATTTTTACATTAACTTGAAAATCAACTTCAGTGTTATAAGTTAGTGCCATTTTTACTTACTCCTAAGGAATTAAATTCGTATTTTGTAATTACACTATTATTTATATTAATTTAGAGGTCTAACTCGTACTTCTAATTTAATTTTATCACCATTTCGGTACCTTTTGAATGTGTGAAATTCATAAAGGTGGCCATCATACATATATTGAACGTTATATCCAACTTGTACTGGCTCATTAGATGTGTTATATTTAGTCACACATCTATATTCTTCTCTATATTGTTGTCTTGGCTTAGGTCGACTTTTATCTGCACCAATTACACCACCAAGAACCGCTCCCGCCGCGGCTCCTTTATCGTTACCAGTAATACCTTTTCCAAGTAATCCACCAATAATCATTCCAGCCAGCGCATCACCCCCAGCAGAATTTCTATTACTAGTAGTTGGTACGCGAACCGTAGTACAATCTTCATATGGTACACGAGTTTGTTGATATTGCCAATTTTCAATAACCGACACTACATCGCCATAAGAATATTGCACAGCATAAGCCGAAGTATTCATCATAATAAAAGCTGCCATAGCTGTTAGAAATTTTTTCATTTCTTTTCTCCAAATGCGTTAGGCCCGTTCTGTTTCTAGGTGGAACCCATACCCACAAGTATTAAGCTGCTAGAGCATAACCTTTAGGTGCAAAATTATCGTTTGCAATTATAGTTTTGACCAATAACGTAGTCATCCGGTTAACTCCATTTCACTTTCACACCTGTCGATCCTA